ATCCGTGCTTTGCAGCCTTCGCAATAATTTCACTATTCTTTTTTGAACCTAGAGCCGTCAATGCCGCATTAGCCAACTCCCTCTTATTGTATTCCTTAACACGCTCAACGAAGGCCTTGATTTCATCAGCAGACTCGGTCAATGAACAGACTTGAAGAACAAGAGCTTCACGTAGTTTATCTACAGACAGATAGGGTCTCGTAGTAGACTTCTGGCGAATTAGCTGTTCCTTCTTAGTGTTAAATGCTGCCGAAAGTTCAGCAATATATCCATTCGCCAAGAGATTAGAGTCTGACTTCCACGGAATCGGTTTCTGATTATTCAATTCTCTGAAACAGGTAATAATCTCGGATTCGGAATTGACTTGCTTCTCAAGAACAACAACATTGAAATCGGGCTCACATAGATTTTCATGAAAGTAATCGTAGAGAACCTTGTGCCGATGCTGGCCGTCAATAATGTATGAAACTTTTATAGGGTGTCCTCCTGCATCCTGCTCATTACATGTAACAATACGATATCCGTGGTCGAGCTTCTGAACTTTATTACCGACTTCACTCTTAATCTTCTGAACATGCGCAGTATCCATAATACGATTACCTTGCCAGATAGGAAGTTCAATTAGTTCTTTTGCACCCATTATACGAAGTCTAGAGCCGTCGTATAACGTATGCAGTGACATTTGTGTAGTGATATTCGAATTAAACTGCACTTCATTTTTACAACCTAAACATTACTGACGATAATAAGAATATAATGCCAAACGACTGCTGGAGCCATATTACGATTACCGCCTCTAAATCCGATTTGACAAAGCTTCTCGAAACTGAATTTGTAGATGCACCTGAACATGGGTTCAATATTAGACATCGTGGCCTCGAAGGAGTTATTTTGAATCTTTTATCGGCTTGGTCGCCTGATTTCGTTTGGTTGGAATCGCTTTTGACCAAGTATCCTACATGCTGGGTCAAAAATGAGTGGAAGGAAGAGGGTGGGCAAGCTGGAGTCTGGATAGGTACACAGCGTCACGGTGATATAAAGATTGACAGGTTTGACTGGGATGACATGTGCATTGAGGAGGACGCTCACCGTTTTAGAACTGAATAGACCTAACGATAAAGAATATCAACAGGAATATTGATAGGAACAACATGCACCTTAGGTGTATGGTCATATACATTCACGACAACAGGCATCTTACCGATAAGCTCAGACATCTGACCTCGTGTTGGAGCCTTTTTAAATACATGCAGCGTTTTTGGCGGCACGGATGTCGAGGACGTGAGCATGACTGCGTAGAAGCTCTTAAACACCTTACAACTTTTCTGACACATTATATAATGATTTCAAATAAGGTTTAGACCCTAGAATAATGCTCATTAAAACTACTGAGGTACTTAATAATAGGAACGCACAAGCATGCCGTGCAGTCTTTGATGGAGGAATTTGAAGGGCGAATAACATAGGCTCAATTCCGGTTATTTCTGATTTATGAAAATGGTATTCTGACTTAGTTACAACACATCCATGCAATATATAGAATTGTAATAAAACAAGTATAAAAACAACTGGTGGAATTATATTATATGGATTCGGTAAAAGAATGAATCCTAGCCATAGAACAAAGAAAGATAATACGTGAAGAAAAAGGAGTGCAAAACCCCGAGCTTTTTCTGGGAGCCACCAGAAAAAGAAGTTTGTGAACCATATAAAAAAATCAACTTGAGCATATTTGATTTTTCTTCTTATTTCATTCCATATCATCTTTTTACTACTAAGAAGAGATGAGATAGATTATGTACGCATACCGGGACGATTAGATACCATCATTCAACTTCAGTGGTAATCCATGACCGAACAATATCATATATATTAATACACCGGATGCTATTAAAATACTTCTATTTTCCGCCACATTCTGTTTCTGCCCTAGTGCAAATATCATGAACGCATATAGTACCGCTCCAATTATTGCCGAGTGCAAGACCATCATTAGACCTCTCTCCATTTTATACTATGTGTTTACAAAATTTAAATCCGGCATTAAAAGTAAAAGATGTGTTATAGTGCATCTTCCAGTTTTGGAACATTTTTCTTTGTTTTTATTATTTCTTGTATTTTATGGATAAGAGGAAGTAATGTTCAAAAAAGTCTTGCAATCATGTTAATAATCATAGCATCGATGCAGGTTATAGAGGGATTATTATGGTTAAATATAGAATGTAATAATGTCAATAAATTTATTACTTTATTTATAGCAATATTGCTATTCCTTCAACCAATTGTAATAATAGGGGCAGTCTATGCTTTTGGTGCAGGACGCCTACCGCCATTATTTTACAAGATATTATTAGGCATTTCATTAGTGTCATTGCCATTATATATGGATTACTTTAAGGATGGTCTAGGAAAATGTACTGTAATTGGAGAGAATGGGCATCTTGTATGGCCTTTCACAAATATAACCCCCATATCTTTGGGACAAATCCTCTACAATACAACAATTAGTATTGGGTTTGCTACACTAAATACAGAATGGTATGGAATCTTTTATGTAATTATGGCTACACTAGGATTTTTTAAAACTAGAATCACATATGGACATTCATGGGGTTCCATCTGGTGCCATTTTGTGAATCTCTTGGCTATTGGTGCTTTATTTGTAAGATGATATTAGAATGAACACACGTAAAATAAAAAGGAGTGCAAAAAATAAGACAAGGAAGTTCCTATTTAATCCTAAGAATCCGGATAAAAGTTTTGATGTATATATTGATAAAAATCCTAAGGATACAATACCAATCAAATATACGACACTCGATGACGTTAAAAAGACGATTCATACGTTAGAAAAATTGTATAAATCTAAACAGTATCCTCATAAACGAATATGGCAAGTGGGAATGATATTATACGTCAGATTAAAGGTATTACGAAAAATAAAACCAATGCAGTATGAACTTGCATTAAAATACTTTAACTTTTTAAAACATCGTAGCTCGCTTCAAGATGATGAACGATATAGGCTAAAATTTGTATTATAGGTTAATTACCGTGGTTCAAAAGTCCCCAAGAACTCGAAAGTAAATAGTCTGTCGATTCGTTGGAAAGAAACAGACATCCATTAGCTCTCCACCGTCGTCAATCTGACTAATCACATCCGTATTTTCATGAATGACTCTGTTGTAAATTTCAATAATATATTGGTGACTCTCGAGGTCCTTATAATAACTCGTTGTCGCATTATCAAGAAGTTCCACCTTATAAGGCTCGCTTTCAAGAAGTTGTGTGAACATTATAACCTTCTGTGGGAGCCATTCTCCATATCTTCTTGGCCGACCCCATCTTTCTAGACCCTCATCCTCAGGATAAGGGGGTGCATGATTCTCAACGTAATAATACCCGTTGAAATGAATATGACCCTCCTTTCCATCACAGACATATTCTATTGGTTCTTGGCTACGTATATATGGAGTTCGCTGATTTTTGCCTTTTTCATATGTATAAAAATCAACGGTACGTCTTGTCATTTATATTAGCATGTATTACTTAATTTAAGTGATTCATACTGATATCATAGGTTTTTGCAGACTTTTTCCTAAAAAGTCTATTTTTGCGCACTTTTTTCTAAAAAGTGCTTATATTTTTGTGCACTTTTTTCTAAAAAGTGCTTTTCTAAAAAGTGCTGCGTCTAAAGCCTTTATTAAAAAAGACATTAGGAACGGAGAAAGATGAACGTCAGTATCCAGGATATGCAAAATACGGCGGCCGACTTGGGTCCTCCGATTAGTATTTCCAACGACATTGGCAATGTTATTGAGATCAGCGATTTGAATGACGATTTGGGTCTGAATATGTTGGCAAATCAGGCAAAAATTAAGCCAGATTCTTCACAGCCTTCATTTGGTTCTTCTCCAATTCGTCTGTCTGTCCCCGACAGCGATTACAAACAGGTGAACTTCGGTGGACTAGAACCCATAGAATTGAACACCGGAGGAAACGGATTCATGTCAGAGATTCCGGCGGCACAGCCCTTTGCAGATGTATCCGTTATGAAAGAGTCATCGCCGTATAACAATTACCAGTCTTCTAGTTCTGCACCATCGATATCATTGACCCCAGCGGCACCCCGTGATTTCGAGAAGGAGAACCAGGAGAAGATTGAATACTTGAATAAACTCCAACGTCTTGAGTCTAAGGGGTACCCAATCAGCAAACGATTTACAATGGATAATTCATTCGACGAAATTAAGCAGGAATACACTCGCTTGGTGGATGCTAGAAATCTTGAGAGCAGCTTGAGATTCCAGCGGCAGATGTTGATGGGTGCAATCACTGGCTTAGAGTGGATGAACAACAAGTTCGACCCATTTGATATCAAGTTGGAGGGGTGGTCTGAGTCAGTCCACACGAATGTAGAGGACTTTGACGAGATTTTTGAGGAGCTGTATGATAAATACAAGGAGCGTGGAAAGATGGCGCCTGAGATGCGCCTCATGATGGCCGTTGCTGGCAGTGGATTTATGTGCCACGTCTCTAACTCCTTCTTTAGACAGAAGATGCCAACAATGGATGATGTCTTGAAGAATAATCCGATGTTGGCAAAACAGATGGCGCAGGCTGCTGCGGCGCAGGCTGGACCGGGCTTCGGGAATTTCATGGGCATGGCTATGGGCATGCCTCAGCAGATGCCTCAGATGCCACAGGCCGCTATGGCCATGGACCCTTCTGGACCAACGGGAGGATTCTTCGGTAATAACTCTAGAGCCGCACCAAATCCCAGTCAGACAGCCCAGGCGGCTGCTGCTTCACCTAGACGGGAGATGAAGGGTCCATCTGGAGTAGATGATATCTTGAAGACCTTTGAGGAGGTCCGCAGAGCCGAGATTGATTCAATTGGACGTGCGCCACCTCCGATGAATAATACGGCTCAGCAGCCAGCCTTAGTTGCAGTATCTGAGCTTCAGAGTATTGCAAGTGACGACTTTGCCAGTCAGGCCGAGTCCATGCGCAGTGGTGGACGTAGAGGCCGACGCAAGGCGCCTGTTGGCAACATGGTGAGCTTGGATGTATAAATTTGAATTTTTAAACTATTATTTATTTAATAATAAATAAATAATAGCATGCTAACTCGTCATGACATACAGCCACCTACGTTTAAAAAACGTCCTTACAGCCCTATGGAGTCAATTATAGATTCTTATGCTAGACGTTTAAGAGAGGGGGTCGTAAGCAAACATATTAAAATCTTAGTGAAGAAAACCACTAGCTTTGCCAAAGGCCACTAGCTTTGCCAAAGGCCTTTTAGTACCCGCTGGTAGTGTGAATGCAAATTAGAGGTCGGCTTAGTTTCCTGAACAGGTTCATTCGCCCGTTTAATCTTTTCAGATTTATCCATTAAACTCTTAAGAATCTGCTGTTCTTCCTGGGTCAATGCTAGGGTATCTCCAGGAGTTTTTTTGCCTGTTGTCCGCTTTCCGAAAATATAGAGACTACTATTCTCATTAAACAGATATCCTATGAATAATATACTTAACAAAGACATCCAGAGCGCAATGATAAGATTACGAGTTGCAACAAAGAATATAACAAAGATAATCAATCTACGAAATATAGGTTGATTTAAAAAAGCCTCCTGCCCCTTTGTTATTTCAAAAGGTAGAAATCGACCACCCATGTTGAGCAAAAATATTGCAAGAGCGATTGTGTATGGCGATGAAGCAACTGTTGCCACACTTGCTTCAAATGGCCCTGAGGGCGGTAACATATTTGGTGGTGGTCCTCCGAAGCTCATCTATTTTCAAGATAAAAATTAAATAATCTGTATCATATCCACAATATAACAGACAACAGCGACTGCTGTCATAACGCCGACTTCTGGTGACCATTCTGCCCCTAACCATATTGTAAATAGAAGGGCAATTCTCCACAAGGGAGATTCCCACAAGGTAACCATTGTTGCAGGATATGGTGTCCGGAGAGAAAGTCCTTCAAAAACATTCCAACCTAGAAGTCCAAGAATAATAACTAATCTTAAGGACATATCTATGTTTCCAATTGGCTTATCAAGTTCTTCCTCTTTCATCTTACTCTAACAACCTATTTTGTTCCGTCTGAAGTGATTGAAGAACTATACATTGAACTGGATGAGCTTGTGCGAGCATCGTTATCCTCAGTCCGCTTCGTCTGAATTCTGTCTGAAGATATTGCAACGGGCATCTCACCTAGAATTTTTTCAATGAACCAACGATGACTATCGGACACCATTTTTGTAGTCTGAACAGTGTCATTTGTCAAATTTACATTTGAGAACCCCTCAGATACATCGGGCTTTTGAATACGAGCGAATAATATCAGAGATACTGAAGCAGCTAATAAACCGGTTGGCCAGTCTAACATCTGAGTAATTAGCATTGGTACAATAAAGAAAAGCGCTCTTCCAAATACATTGTCTATGATTTCAAGTGATTTCCGGGATGCACTTTCAGCAAATCCGCCAGCAACAAGTAAACCCGCCACTGTTAATATAGTTATTGGAAAATTCAACACTGTTCTTGTATTATATATCCATGCCTCAAGACTTGTATCAATTTCTTTTACTTTCGGTGAACCGGGTCTAGACATTCTATCTTACGCTGTGATTCTATTGATGAATGAATTCAACACATAAGGTTAGAAGAGGGATGGAGTTTGCTTCCCTAGAAGATGCCTTTCCAAATACTGAAGGTTTTAATAAAAATGTTGCAGCAAAAAAGGGCAAATCTGAAGGATTTCAGAGTGGTGATTTACCACCAACAGACGCTGACCGCCCGGCAGTTAAAAGAATGAATGAAGTCGGAACAATGAGTCGTGGTCCAAGAGAAGCTGTTGATGAATTAATGGATGAGAGTACTAAATTTTTAAGGAAGCCAACTGTCAATAACTCTCTTCCTAAGGTGAAATCTGTGAATTCGTTTGAAAAGGCTGACCTTCCAAGCTATTTTGGTGCAGAACCTTTTACAAATCCGAGTGAGGATTCGCATGCACCCTTTATAAATAGTTCAATCAACCGAAATGCATTTATGCTTGATTCAGATTTCACTAAATCCTTCGATGAGACAGGTCTTGGAAAGGCTTCGGGTGTTGAGCTGCCAGTTCCTGAACTCCGGCACAGGTGGAAGCGAATGTCTGCAGACAGAGTTGAGAGTTCTGAGGTTGCACCGAAACCGCAATCATCTCAGCTCTTAGGAATGGATACGAGCGATTTTAATGCGATGAAGGCTAAGATTGACGCATTAATGAGCCGTTTGGATGATTTGGAACATCGAGCTGCCGGAGCAAATCCCCAGCTCGAAGTTATGACGTTTATTATGACAGGACTCTTTTTGATGTTCGTTGTTGACTTGGCAGTGCGGAAATCTAACACGATGCGTATGGTGAATGTGCGCTAATTATATTAAATTTACACGGTAAACTCTGGAATCACTTTCAATTTAATGAGTGATACACATAGTATAAATCCAACGAAAAACTCAGATAAATCTATACGCAGATTCTTTTCATTAATATCCTTATATTGATATATTATGAATAATGGGAGTATGAGTGGAAAAAATACCGATAATACTCCGAATACAAAATGCCACATGGAATTGAATTTATCTGTAAATAAGTCCCTCATATTATATAGACCGAATAAATTGTATAATATATTTAGATGAATACGGAGAAAGTGAATACGGCGAAAGCGAATAAAAAATATAATGGCAAAAGATGGAATAAGGTAAATACTAGTGCAACAAATGAAGGAGCTACTAATGAATCAAGAAAAAAAGCTAGTGAAAATAGAAGAGCATTTGTTCCAGAAATTACTAATAGTCGTCAAGATACTGGCGAAAATCATCCAAAAGAAGCTATTCTTATAATGGGACATGGAAACGAGGGTTTCAAACCAAGAATACCTATAGAAGATACAGATACTCCTGAAATAATAGCTGAAAAAAATAAGGATCTCGTTCCAGATCTTATTCGTGTTCCAAAAGGTTCAATTGTAGTTATTAAATCACACTCTGGTGATGTTAGATTTAGTGAAGATGTTACACCTAACTATATAAGTACACTTCAAAAAGTTAATGAAGAGATTATTCTTGACCCTATAGCTAATATAGATAAAATAAATAGATTATTTAGGTCTGTTGCTATTTATAGAGAGGGTGATTTATGTCCAAATTTATCCCACACGTTTGTATCTAGTTTTGATATTAATAATAGATTTTTATTAGGACCAAGTGGAACTGTATCAATTCCACTTAAAAATCCAATGGACGACAATGAACTAGAAAAATATATGCAGAGAATTATCGGAATTCCAAAAACTATGACAATAAAAAAATATAAAGAACAAAGAGACTCAGGAGGATTTAATATTGCTGATATGTTAAAATTACATACAAGTGTTATTAGCGGAACAAATACATTATTAACAACTACAGAAAAAAAATTAGATGAGGAAGATCAAAATAAAACATTTGGGGAAGTATTTGAGAATATATATGGCCATTTGGGAGCAGAACAGCAAAAACTATTTGAGTTAAAACCAAATTGTATAACCTATGCATTTAATTGTCGCTTTATTGATAATCATGAAAGTTTGGTTCCTGATTATGTGCGTTTAGGTTTAAAATCAAATGAAAATATACAACAAATGCAATTAAGACAACAAAAACCAAATCTACGTCTAGAGAATAAATTAAAACGCTTTTCAGGAAGTCGTAACCTAACAAAGAAACTTAATAGCATAAAACGAGTCAATAATAGAAAACCAGTTCGTAACGTGGCACCTGAAATAAAAGAGCAAATTCGTGAATCACTTCAACAACGCCGACTTGGTGCGCTAGCCTATGCTAAAGCAAATAAGACTAGAAGGAATCTAGAACAAGCAGCCCCTAAATTGACCGAATAAACTCCCACTGCAAGTCCTTGCAAATCTTCTCCCAAATCTTGTCCTGTGCATATAATTTGTCACGGTTCTTGAGCAAGGGAAAGCAATGCAAGAAATCATCCAACTCTAGAAGCTCACAAAGCTTGTAGAGAACGTAGGAATACGAAAGGAAATTAGACCTGTCTGATGGGCAGTGCTTCTGGAAAGATGGCTGAATCTCCTTGAATAGGTAACGCAACTTCTCCTCAATATCTCTATCCATCACTGGGGCAGTGTGTCCGTTCAAGCGACTCAAGATATGAGGCACATGTTCGTAGAATGAATTGTATTTGAGCTTCTTGAGAATCTCTCGGATTTTACTGCGATTCAGTGATGATACGAGCGTGCGTTCTTTCTTGATTTGAGCATGAATGTTTTCAAATACCTCTTCTGGAATTTCGGTACTCTCCTTCGCCTGGAATTGTGCAAGCCATTCATTGAAATGATTGATACGCTTATATGCATAATACGAGACTTCCCGTGGTGGGTCCTTATATGACGGCTTGTCTGAATCCATTAAAATGAGTTTGTGGAATCCGCATTCGGGGCATGAGACGGTTGCATCATTCACTGATACTTTCATATCTTCTCCACAGGCATCGCAGACGAATGATTGGTCATTGAGTGAATGCATTGAAGGGCGATTATGGTTAGGATTCATACGCTGTAAATACTGTTCTAGAAGTGCATCTCTTCTTAGATTATCACCTCCAGATTCCCGAGCAGGTTGTGTTGTAGTAATACCACCTGAATCCTGTTTTGATGCATTTTCAAGGGCTTCGAATACACTTCCAGGCCTGGCTCTGTCTGCAACATGCACAATATTGTCGGCACCCCGATTGATTCTTTCTTGAATATCGTAATACTGGAATAAAAGGTCACCAGTATTCAAAAAATAGTCAAATAAGGCATCCTTCTCATTGATTGAATCTAATTTCCCTTGAACCTCTTTTATATTTGCCTCAATTCTGTATCTTTCTATATCATCTGATTCACATCTATATTTCGATATTAATACATTTTGCTGCTCATTTAATTGACCAACTTGTTCATTAATGTCTTTGATTTTTATTAAATTATGCTGATGGACCGTGTCTAATGTAGTTCTTGCTTCTGGATTTGACCGCTTGGAGGGTCTTATTTTAAAGAAGGGGTCGGTCATCTACTAAGACAATCGCTATGGGATTCTTTAACCCATATCAATATAAAACCCGTGCGCTTGAAATAGTATAGGATATATCCCGGGGTTTTATACCCATATAGATGATATAAAACATACATATTTTCCTGACTTCTTTATTAAATCTGAAAATAAGATTATCGAGGTTAAGTCTGAGTGGACCATTAAGCTCAGGAGAGGGAATGTTGAAGAGAAGGCATTAGCAAGTATAGCTGCAGGTTACAAATATGAAATCTGGATATATAGTGATAAGAGAGTTAAGGTTGAAACTAAGGTCTATTGAAACGCAGGCTTGAATTGTTTCAAACTATCTCTCCGGGCAAACTCCGATTTTTCGGAAAAAAATCACTTTCCAAAAAATTATTTTCTCTGGCATGGTTATAACAACATGACTGGAGGAGGGTTGATGCAATTAGTTGCCTATGGCGCTCAGGACGTCTATCTCACGGGGAATCCCCAGATCACCTTCTTCAAGGTGGTCTACCGCCGCCACACGAACTTCGCGATGGAGTCGATTGAGAACCCCTTCAACGGGTCTCCCGGCTTCGGCCGCAAGGTGACGTGCACCATTCAGCGCAATGGTGACCTCATCTACCGCATCTATCTCCAGGCCACGCTCCCCAAGGTTACGCTCCTCTCAACGGACGGCTCTGGTGCCCAGTTCCGCTGGCTCAACTGGGTCGGTCACAACCTTGTTCGCTACGTCGAGCTCGAGATTGGCGGACAGCGCATCGACAAGCACTATGGTGACTGGCTCCAGATCTGGAATGAGCTCACGCAGGAGCCTGGAAAGCAGGCGGGCTATGCCAAGATGGTTGGCAATGTCCCCCAGCTCACGAACCTTCTCTTCCAGGGCGGAGAGGACTGCGACGACGACTGTGCCGGCGGCGAGCCCAACACGTCCAACGAGACGCTCAAGTGCTCACCCGAGTACACGCTCTACATCCCTCTCCAGTTCTGGTTCAACCGCAACCCTGGCCTTGCACTCCCTCTCATTGCGCTCCAGTACCACGAGGTTCGCATCAACCTCGAGTTCAACGACCTACGCAACCTCTGCTGGGACTCCTCGCCCGCTCTCTCCAACACGCACACCATCCGTGACCGTGTTGCGGCGGCTGGCCTCGTCGCTGCGTCCCTCTACGTCGACTACATCTACCTCGACACGGACGAGCGCCGCAAGTTCGCCCAGGTCTCCCACGAGTACCTCATCGAGACGCTCCAGTTCACGGGCGGTGAGTCTGTCACGTCATCCTCCAACAAGCTCAAGCTCAACTTCAACCACCCTTGCAAGGAGCTTGTCTGGGTTGTCCAGCGTGATTCGTTCGTCTCATGCGACGACAACGTCGTCAACCCCTGGAAGGGCCAGCAGCCGTTCAACTACTCCGACTGGTGGGACCGCTCCATCCTCGAGTCTGGCTACTCCGTCACGCGTGTTGAGGGTCTTGCGGGCAACAACCCCACGGTTACGGCTCTCCTCCAGCTCAACGGCCACGACCGCTTCCAGGTTCGTGAGGGTCGCTATTTCAACGAGGTCCAGCCCTTCCAGCACCACACGAACGTCCCTGCGGTCGGCATCAACGTCTACTCGTTCGCTCTCCAGCCCGAGCAGCACCAGCCCTCAGGCACGTGCAACTTGTCACGTATTGATAACACGACCATCCTACTCACGGTCTCCAACAACGCGGTTGGTGCGGCCACGAGCTCCACGGTCCGTGTGTATGCGACGAACTACAACGTGCTCCGTATCATGAGCGGCATGGGAGGACTTGCCTACTCGAACTAATCACCTTGACCACTTTAACCAATCCTCCGGCAAGCCCGAAGTGGTTATACGTATTACTAGTGAAAAATTGATTATATCTATAATGTAGTGAGTGAGTCATAATGTCTCAGTCAGAACATTCTTGTAAGGCTATTCTTGAACAGGGAATACAAAAAGGATTACAGTGTAATAGACCTAAATTAGATAATGGATTTTGTGGAAAACATCAGAAACAGGCTGTTATTGAAAGAGATATAGCAAATGGTTTAAGAAAATGTTCAAGGTATAGATGCACTGTGACATTTACACCTATAACAAATAAAGATATAGAATATTGTGAAGCATGTAACAAGGCTAAGGAAGAACATCATCAAACCCTTACAATATGCAAGTGGGAAGATCATGGATGTAAGAAGGAAGCAAAATCCAGTGGATATTGTGGAAAACATGAACCTAGAGCGCTATTATTAAAAGATGCAGCTGAAAAGGGTGTTCGTATATGTGATGATGGAAAGCGTGCTTGTAAAAACATTACTGAAAATAATAAATTAAAATGTGAAAAATGTCTTGAAAAAGAGAGGGGAAAAGATAATACAAAATATAAAGAAAGACAAGAGGATATCACTAAGTGTCTAGGTTGTGGAAAGAAGATAACAGAACTTATAGATGGTATACGTGGTGATAAAGTTCAAAGGTGTACAGAATGCTATAATAAACTAAGAACAGTTGAAGATAATCGTGAACCCCGTGAAAGAAATTATTCAGTTGAAAAGAAAGCAAACATGGACAAATATTTCACTGGATATATTCATTCTGCAAATGATAGAAATATAAGTTTTGATTTAACAAAAGAACAATTTAATCAACTTGTTCTTATGCCATGCTTCTATTGTAGTTCATATAATGAATTAGAAGTAATTGGAATTGATAGAATTAATTCCAATAAAAACTATAGTCTTGATAATTGTGTAGCTTGTTGTAAAACATGTAATTTTATGAAAGGGACCTTATCAAAAAATGCATTTATCCTTCAAGCGCATAAAATAGCTTCACAATTTCCAATTGAAGAACTATCGGATTCTGAAATACCTACAAATACTATTATAGAAGTATCATCTCATATTCCTCCAATAAAGGTTGGTGAATTATATAGGCATGGAAAATTAAATTTATATATTGAAGCATGCATTAAAGAAAATAGATCGCCTCTATTTATCGAGAAATTAAAGGATATTGAACATACAAAAATGACATATAGAGAGTTTAATTATTATTTTAGAACCTGTTGTAAAGCAGATTCAAAAATAGTGTTATCTCATTCAACTAATTTAAGACAACGTATTTCATATAAAGAAGTATATGCATATTTCAATAATAAAAGTAGTAAATATGCAATTGATTTATATCAATCAATACATGGAATTATGTTAGGATTTAAAGAAGATATGGAATTAATTGCTAAAAATTGGGATACGCTCTCACAAGATGATAGAAAATCAAGCATATATAAAATAATGGTAAAATATCAAAATCAAAGAGCTAAGGGTTCTGTAAAAAACGAATAATTACTCATACACCACCTCAAGCCCCGAATCAACGCCCGCTTCAGACATCATAGCCTCTAATGCAGCCTGGCGCCTCACAAGAGGTCCGCTCTTTTTATTAAAAAGAGCAGAGCGCCGTTTCCACCACCATTCAAATCGTAGCGCCTCATGATTATCAGCAAATCCCTTCACGTAACAAACCCGATACCAACCTCCTGGTACCATACTTGTTGCTTTTGCACCCCCACTAAGTTCACCATTATGCTGCTTCAGTCGTCTATCCACATCAATCGTAGCACCCACATAGGTCTTAGTGGGCGGTTCAACGGTGGCCAGCAAATAGACGGACCAAGACATTCTAGATTTTCTAAGTATACCGTGTTTAGATAATTGCATCGGTCTAAAATGGTAGCAATTTTTTATGCTAGATATGTTCTCAGGAAATGAACACTGTGTTATAATTAAGCCAGTTTCAGCTAATGATACACGAGTTCAGATAATATATGAGTCTGAATATCTAACAGCTGACAATCGGAATAACACAGTATTCTGGTCTGATAAAGATGATTGTGATAATAGCACAAATATCTGGATAATAGAAACTGAGGGGGCTGATACGTTTATACGCCTTGCTAAGGAACGTTATAATATGACACAGTATTTGGGTGCACCAAATCGCAACAAACGAGCCTTTCTCTACACTCAGAAAAATAGATGGACTCGCTGGCTACTAGAGCCAACTGGTTTACAAGATACATTTAAACTTTCCTATACTGGTGATACCTTCAATAGAAATGAACTCATTCTAGTCGTATCAAGGTATGAAGAAGACGTGCAATGGACCGAGGCTTATTCAGACATATGTATCTTATATAATAAGGGTAATTCGAAACCCAATGCAAATGTTCCATTTATAATTCGATTAGAGAATATTGGTCGTGAAGGACATACATATCTGTACCATATCAAATCTAATTATAAAACATTGAGTGACAGCATAGTATTCACACAGGCAGACCCCTTTCCACATAATCCTACTATCCTATGCGCAATTGACGCTATTGATAAAACACCTAGTGTACAGCCTCTAGGGTATATTTATTCTGATAAGATACCTTCTAAGGAATTAGTGAATACGGCTGAAAGAGTTACTGAATATGGTCTGAAATATCTGGTTTCTAAGATAAATAGAAATCTCCAAATAGTTGACCCGGTCCCTTTTGATGACGCAGGCATAAATCAATTTATTAAAGAGCATGCTTATATATACCCGAGACAGGCCCATATGACCCTTATTAACGCATTCTTAGAACGCTGTAACTTTCCATTATATCTAAAAGACTTTGATTCACGAATTCCTTTTAGCTTTGCAGGTCTATTCAAGGTCAACAAAGAAATTATCCGAAATCATTCCAAGGAAACTTATACAAATATTCTTCATGAACTAACACTTATTCATCCTCAGGGAGGTCTGAATGGCTACATATTGGAGCGCGTATGGCTCCATATTTTTGGCTATACATGCTAATAAGATGCTATTCAAGGACTTCACGTGGTCACCAGAGGACCTCGTTAGTCAGGAAGCCTTCATTGGGCTAGCTGAGGATAATCAAGACACTCATATATTCATGCACACAGACTCGATTGAAAATAACATGCGAACACAGTTCAGAGGAATAATTAGCCCGCCTGTCTTTCCACCACCACAACGTATTTGGATAACGGGAATGTCAGATTACTCTATTAATACAGGAAATAGTGTTCGGTTTGATGGTCTCTACGACAAGTGGTATGGAATTAATGTGGACCGTATTAGTCCTAAGATTCAGATAATCCCTCTAGGTGCTGATACACATAGTGATATGGCACTTTTCGAAGATAAAGAGCGAGTACTCTATGAGGTTTCTAAAAAACCAGTTGAACCATCTGATACTTTAGCGTATATGAATTTCAATGCTTATACATATTTAGCAGAAAGAGGTTTAATACATATGCACTTCAAAGAGGTACAAGAGACATGGATAAAGATGCAGGTGAATGAAAAGATACCTTATAGGGAATACTGTGAGTCTGTGCGTAATCATAAATTTACCTTCTGTCCGAGAGGGAATGGTATAGATACACACAGGTTCTGGGAGTCTATATATTTGGGAAGTATACCAATCGTTATAGACTATCCTCAGATGTCGTATTTTTTTGATAGGCTGCCCATCGTCAAGGCTCCAAGCTGGTTTCAGATAACAGAAGAATTCTTGGAAGCGGAATATGAACGAATTCACGAAACCGATTACGATTTTGATATTATGAAAATGGGCTTCTGGCGGAATATGATTCTCTCTAGTGAATAGATGCAAACTATAGGGGCTGGTGGAAGTGACCTTGCTAACATTGCGAACTACAGAGCGAATGAAGATTGGTGGTTCATTTTGCCGGCGATTCTCTTTGTTGATGTTGTTGTAATATTCTTGTGCCGATTCTTTCCAATGACCTTTGGAAAATCAATTAATGACTGGTACGACCAGTTTGGATTGGCGGCCGTGTTATCGGATGTTATGATTATCGCAATTGGAATCGCCATAGCCCGGTACGTTTACAGCGTGTTCTTCATGGAAAGCGAGGGGTGGTCAATCTATTACTTTGTGGCCTTAGCAGTTGTTATCCAGATTGTACATGATATTGTTTTTGCATATGGTGTAGTGGATAAGATACCACAGGGTCACAATGCCATGATTGATGTCTTCAAGACATATATACAGGGTGGTCCTAAGATTCTCTTGGCTGATGCAGCCATGGTTGCTGGGTCAATTGGGATTGCTGCAGCTATGAAGAATCAGGACGCTCATTATACTGTGTCAGGATTCTTAGTTACGGCATATGCACTCTCGTATATTCTGTATACGAATGTTAAATCATATAATTAGTAATGTCATCTTGGCTTCAGGGACCTATACAGAAACTAAAACCAAAACCGATCCTAAAGGTGAAACATAATAATAGTGGATTCTTCTCATGTTGCTCTGTTCAATTACATCTTATAATTGAATATTTCAACAAATTCAAGCAATTACCTGAAGTGGTTGATGCATCTGAACAATTTGATTGGTATCGGCCAGGCACTATGGAGACATATTTTCAGACTCTTCCGACCAATATTCGGTATGGTCGACGAATAGAGTTTGAACACTTCCATCAATATATCGATTATATGAAACTTGATTATAAGGGTCTCAAATTATTTATTGCGAAATATTTTACGCCATCTGAAGAAGTTCAGGGGCTTGTAAAAGGGTTGGAAGCGAAATATGAGTTGTCTTATGAAAACCTGTGCGTCTTATTCTACAGGGGAAATGACAAGGTTACTGAGACTCCTGTAAGTCCATATTCAGACTATATTGAACGAGCTAAGAAACTCCTTGTAGCCAAGCCTGACCTCATATTCCTAGTGCAATCTGATGAGACGGAATTTATTGATGCAATGGTTGCCGAGTTTCCTGGAAAAACTATCGTGTTTCGGGATGAGATTCGCCATATTCCCAAATCGTTGACGACGGTTGACAAGGTATTCAAGGAGGATAAATTTTTCTATTCAAAATACTACTTGGCGATTACGATTATAATGTCCAAGTGCGCCTATATCATATGTGGCTCAGGGAATTGTTCAATTTGGATTGCTTTGTTCAGAGGTAACGCTGACGGTATGCAGCAGTTTCTGAAAACTAGCTGGATACAATAGAAGATGCCCTATGTGCCTCCACATCTTAGACCGGGCTACGTGCCTTCTGCGCCAAAAGTGGTGGACTATAAGGGGAAGGTGCATTGGCCGACAAACTTGGATTCGCATCGGGTCGATGATATCGTGCAGCCAATTGAATTGGCGAGACCAATTAGTCTGGCGAGACCAATTACTCTAACCGGTCAGGCAATCGCAGCAGCTGAGCCTGCAACGCTCGAAAGTCTAGGTATTCGTTCTAGAAAGCCTATATTGAAACTTACAAGACCAATTACACCGAACACCAGCCCGGTCGCTCGGCCCACTATGTCAGTGCGTGATTTACCAGCTAAATTTAAGAATACAGTGAGACTGCATCTTAGACGTAGATCTAGAGGTATGAAGAAGGGAGAGGCTAAAAAGCAGACTCGGCGTCAGAAAAAGGCTAGACTGCTCGCTAAACGTCATTAAGAGAAAAATTAATGCGAATGCTTATTAAGATATGTTTTATTTACACACATCTTGGCCTTTTTTCTGACAATGAGCTGCTTAGCTCCATCACCGAGTTTCGTCTTTACTGTTACACACAGTAGCTGACGACCCGTTAGCTCAGCCCACTCAATCTTTAGTGTCAGTGTACCATATAGACTAGCATCAATGGGGTATGACGAAACAGTATCAAGCTTGCCGACATTGATTGGGCAGGGGACTGTTACACCACAGAGGTCATCGACGGTTGGTGTCAAAGGTAAGAAATTATACGTGGATGTATACGTTGCAGTGCCGTTCGTGACCTGTTCAGGTACGGACAATGAAAGAAGGAGAGTGGAATTCTGACCAGGAACGGTAGGGTCTGGTGAGAATGACATGGAGTCAATTGTGAAGAGTGCTTTGCCGTTTGAGCAGTCTGAGACTGACGCACATGCTGTAGCTAGAAGGGAGATGAATAGACCGAGCATTATAATCTAATAGGGTGGTAAAAGTTTAGGTGGATTTTAGTATTATTTAATATTTAATTTAAGAAGATAATAATATAATTAAAATGCATCTAACTTTATATAATATTCATTATATTCAATTATCTTATCTAGTATATACCCATGATTAATTAAATATTCACTTATTTCTAAATTTTTAAATATATTTTCTATTACAAATACTTTAACCTTATATCTATTTAAATCAAAACCTTTAATACAATTTAATTCTCCACCTTCTACGTCTATTGATACTATATCAATATTAACATGCCCTTTAAGAATTTCAGGTAAACAACTATTTAATGACTTCTGAGCAACACTTATTTTTTCAATTGATTTAATTCCACTAGAAAACGCCTTTAAATAATTTGGATCTAAATCAATAGCAGAAACTCCAGCTGTCAGAGACCCTCCGCCCCATGATCCATTTACTACATTAAATTCTATCATATCTTTATCTTCATAACTTATAGCATAATTATAGACATTATTTCTTTGCGCCTTTAAATCTGAAATTAAATTAGTATTTGCTTCAAAACATATTACTGTATAACCATTTCTTTCAAAATGATAACTATTACTAATATTTATTGGTTCATATGCTCCAATATCTAAAAATACGCCCTTATATGAATAATCTGGAAAATATTCACGTAATGTTTGGTCAACATATTTTCCACATTGTAATTCTCCATGAAAGTTTAAATATGGAGTAGTAGAAGTATATGATTTCTTTACATAAAGTCCATCTGGTCCACAATACAAATATGGTGTTTTCTGAAGAGGAAATCTTACAGAAGACTTTAAAAATCCAAGTGTATTAAAAGCTACGCATGAAGGATCAGACTCCGCTGCAGCTTTTAGGCTCACTATATCTCTTTTATTACAGCGGCTGATATCTCCTCCAGATGAATCTAAACCTTCATAGAATGTCCATGTTTCTATCTGGTTTACCTTATTTGACTTTTCAAAAATATCATTTACACCTAATCTATCTTTTTTTACATAACCAAACTTTTTAAGATAATCTTCACAAAATGGCTCATTAAAATTATTTTCTATAATAAAATATCTGACTGAATACTTTGAAAAATCAAAGCCTTTTAATACATCTAGTTCAGTATTTTCTGTATCTATTGAAATAAAATCTATGACATTTGGAAACTTTGCCTCATCTAATATTGATGTAAGTGTGCGACATTTAACCTTTATTTCTAATACATTATTTATAATATCTTTATGTGATTCGATTAGACGACTATCTGGTTCTAATGATGACATTGCACTTTCATTATTATTATTAATATTATAAATATAAAATGGGATATCTTCTTTATTTGAATCTGAAATAGCACAATTTATAGCATTTTTACGTATACTCTTACATTTGCCATATTGCAATGGTATTGGCTCTATGCATAAACAAGACCATCCCTTTTTTTCAAAATATAGTGTATTTGATAATGTAATTCCATCATAAGCACCTACTTCTACACATGTGCCTATATAGTCATTAGGAAATAATGAAGATATATATTTATCTTCACCAAATTGACTATAACTCATTCTAATTATTAGATTCTACTATCTTTATATGCTTAATTAATTATATCGCCTCGCTTAAATACATCTACTAGATATATATATATATGGCATGTTCAGAACTATTACAGTGTCGTTTATGTGCAAATTATAACTTATTAGAGGTTATAAATTTAGGAATGCAGATTATTACTTCTAGATTTCCTATGCTTGGAGATAATTCAACACCTTCTGGTAAAATACGTCTAGTTCAGTGTTCAGAATGCAAATTAGTTCAATTAAAGGATACTGCTCCTTCATCAGAAATGTATGAGCATTTTTATGGATATCGCTCTGGAATAAATGCTACTATGCGTAATCATTTGCATTCATACAATGACCAGCTACAAAAATTTACAAATCTTCAAATGGGTGATTCAGTATTGGACATTGGTAGTAATGACTGTACATTTTTGGACAAGTATCCCAAGCACATTAATAAAGTTGGATGTGATCCTACAGGCATTCAATTCTCTGAGTTCTATAAAAATGCGTCTGTCACATTGGTTCCTACCTATTTTACTAAAGATGCAGTACAATCTGCAATTGGCATATCAACTAAATTCAAGGCAGTAAGTTCAATATCAATGTTTTATGATCTTCCTGACCCAATTCAGTTCGCACGAGACATTTACGATCTATTAGATGATGATGGGGTTTGGACACTTGAGCAGAGTTATGTCGCAAATATGCTTGAGCGCAATAGTATCGATACGATATGCCATGAGCATCTTGAATATTATGGTGTTAAGCAGATGAAGTATATTATGGATAAGGCTGGATTTAAAATTATTAATCTGACCTTGAATGAGTGTAATGGTGGAAGTTTCAGAACCTTTGTTGTAAAGAGATCCTGTACACGTTTTAAGGAGGCTAGTGATATATTAAATTCCTTTTTGAAAAATGAGGAAACTGACAGAATACACACAGTTGAGAAATATGAAGAGTTTATGTCTACATGTAAAGGTGAAGTTAATAAGTTAAAAGAGTTTTTAATTGAAGCCAAACGGGCTGGTAAGAATACCCATATTTACGGAGCATCTACTAAGGGTAATTGTCTGCTACAATTTGCGAACATTGGCCCTGACCTAGTAGATTATGCAGTTGAACGCAATCCTCTTAAAGTTGGCCGTATGACATCAACTTGTATTGAAATTATATCTGAGGAGACAATGAGAAAAACCCCACCTACATACATGCTTGTATTACCTTGGCATTTTCGTAAAGAAATTATAGAGCGTGAGTCTGCATTCTTAGAGGGCGGTGGTAAACTCATCTTTCCATTTCCTACATTTGAAGTATATGGTTAATAATAAAGTTTCTAGTGCTAATTATTTAATTTATATAATATATATAAATTAAATAATATTATGAAATTTAGATTATATCATTTTTTTAACTCCAGGTAAAATATGCTCAAGTCCTTTTACATGTGCAATATCATCTGAATAGTTATTAGGCAATAATACTACCGCTTCTTTATGCAATCCGTATGCGTAAGTAAGAGGAGATGATAGAGTTCCAATAAATAATTTACAGCTATTAACTGTATCTATAAAATCGGATATAGAAGTTGCTATGTAGACTTGCAATTCAATACCTGTTTTATCTTTAAATTGTGTATATTCATTTAGATTTTCAGTTATAAATCGTATATTCTCTTTACCATATTCGTCAAATAATTTCATAAAATCTATTCTCTCAGGAAATCGGCTCATTACACAGTTAAATAATATAATATTATTAAATTCAGATTTTTTCACTGAAGTATATAACCAAATATGTGTTCCCCACTCAATCCCATACTCTGCCTTAAATAAGCTGTACCAGTTAGTTTTATAAAGTAGCTTATTATTACGCCAATTAGATAAATTAATATCATAGGCTTCACCATTATAAATTTTATATTCGTGTATATAAGCTTGCGACTTAATAAAAGATTTAGTGTCATTATATGCTCTTTCAATACCTAATGCAAAATTATCACCTATATTTGATATATATAAAATACCTTTCTTTCCACTCTTAAGATACTCTTCATTAATAACAGATAACTGGTGAATAAAATCACCTAGTTTTCCACCTGATAAATATCTTACCGTATTTTTATTAAATATATGCCCTTTACTATGCCATACAGTATTCTCAGACCTATTGGCAATGTAATATAATGGATTCCAATCCTTATTGC